CAAGATGGCAAAGAGTACAGCTGCTGCCACATGGACAACCTATGAAGATGCCATGGATGCTTACCTGATGGGTGGCTTTGATGGCATAGGCATCACAATCGATGGGTCAAATGACTTTCAAGGCATTGACCTTGATGACTGCATTATTGATGGTGAACTGAATAGAGACGCCATAGAGGTGTTGGGCCGTATTGATGGCTATGCAGAGATCAGCCCTTCAGGCAAAGGCATAAAGCTATTCACCAGATCTAACTTAGCAATCTCAGGCAAGAAGGGCAATATTGAAGTTTACCGTGATGGCAGGTACTTCACGGTTACAGGCCACACATTGAACGGTCACGGCTGCTTGCCTGATACTGTGCAAGACATTGACTGGTTTGTGGAAAGGCACTTTGGGTCAAACAATCAGGTAAGTTCTTTAGAAACCTACAAACCGCCATTGACCGGTTGGGACATTGACAAGGTCAGTGAGCAGCTCATACCATATATGGGTGACATTGACAACTATGAGGATTGGCTGCAGCTTGGCATGGCACTGCACCATCAAGGTTCTGGTGATAGTAAGTGGATGGAAGTCTGGGATGAAGTCAGTCAAGGCACATCTACTTATAACCGGCAAGAACTAGAAACTAAGTGGGATTCTTTTAGTGAGCAGCGCAGCACAGGAGGAGGTGCCATAACTTTGGCATCGATCATCAAGCGGGTTGGTGAGGTCAAGAAGGCTGAGCAAACAAGGACCTTTGAAAAGTATGAGGCAATGATCAAGGATTGCCCAGACATTAATCAACTAAGAACTACTGTGGTTGAGTCAATCAAAGAAGAGCTTGGCATTGACCACATCAGCCGTGGTGTTTTGGCTCACATACTTAAAGACAAGTTCAAGGAGTTTAAGTTCCCTGTATCCATCGGCGACGCCAAGAACCTGATCAAGCCAAAGGGCAGAGACGGTGTGCCTGACTGGGCAGCTGACTGGGTCTACGTCACACATGAAGACCGGTTCTTTAATGTTGTCACCAAAAGGAAAGTTACACAGTCAGGCTTTGGTGCCATGTTCAACAGGCTGACTGGTGATGACTCTGCTGCTACTTTGGCTCTTGATTTGTGGGGGATACCTACGCCTGATAAGATCATCTATCTACCTGCTGTTGGTGACCTGTTTGAGATGAATGGAGTGCCTTGTGTCAATGAATACAACAAAAACAGCCCACCTGATATACCTGCTGAGTTTAGCAAAGGAGACCTTGAAGCTATAGATGTAGTGCGTGGCCATTTGGCAATGATCTTGACAGAACCTGGTGCTGCTGCAATCATGACTTCTTGGATGGCTTACTGTGTGCAGAATCCTGGAGTCAAGATTCGTTGGGCACCTTTGATTAAAGGCATTGAAGGTGATGGCAAGTCTGTGCTTGGCAACTTGATGATGGGGGTTATGGGTATGGCCAATGTGGGCATTGTCTCTCCTAGTGTTTTGGCTACAGGCTTTACTAGTTGGGCAGCAGGTAGATGCGTTAATGTTTTAGAAGAGATTCGTATGGTTGGCCACAACCGCCACGATGTGCTAAACACCATCAAGCCATACATCACCAATGACCAAGTCACCATTCACCCTAAAGGCGTTAATGAGTATGTAGCACCTAACACGGTTAACTACATTGCCTTCACAAACCATCATGACGCTTTGCCTTTGGAGGATACGGACAGAAGATGGTGGGTTCAGTTCACACCTTTTACTGATCAAGAAGAACTAAGGCAAGTGGCAGACAGCAACTACTTTAGCAGGTTGTTTGAGTCTATTGCCAACCATGCACCTGGACTCAGGAAGTGGCTGCTTGAGTTTGAGCCTGTAGAGGCATTTAACCCTAAAGGCCAAGCACCTACCTCTTTTGCTAAAAATCAGATGATTGGCCTAAACACGTCAGATGAATTTGAGACTATAAAGACTCTACTTGATGAGGGAGGATTTGGCTTTAGCAAGGAAATATTCTCGAGTAAGCACCTCACAACAGCTATGAGTTTTGTCGAAGATACAGAGGTTCCTAAGGGAAAAGCATTGAACAAAATGCTTATGAAATTAGGCTATGTAAAGCTTGAAAGGTCGGTAAAATGGAAGGGCAGCATGTGTCAAATCTGGTTTAAGAAGATCGCGATAAAAGATTTTGAAAAAATGGAAGCAGAAGAAATAAATATCGTTATTAGAAAAAAATTGGATGAAACCGATGAAAAAGATCTTTTGGCATGACAGAACCTAATCCTATCCTCAACTCGATCCTCAACTCGATCTCGACTAAGTTGTTGATTTTATTAGTTTATATACTATATAGGATCGAGGATAGAGTAAATGTATATAAAGTAGATGGCCGGAATGCATATATAGATTTAAAAAAAAGTATATATACCGCCGGTGGCCGGTTGGATTTTTTCGAACTCGATCTCGATCCTCGATGAAGAATAAACAAAAAAAATCAGAGTCAAGTGAGCAAACTGTCTTAGTTGCCAGAGTGCGCAATTTTCATCCTGACCTGGTTTTTATGAGCATCCCGAACGGTGGTAAAAGGGAGATTCGAGTAGCTGCGCAGATGAAGAGAGAAGGGGTATTGGCAGGAGCGCCTGACCTGTTTCTCGCAGAGCCACGTGAAAACAAACACGGCTTGTTTATTGAAATGAAAAAGGTTGGTGGAAAGACAAGCAGCAGTCAAAACGATGTGATCGATAAGCTGCGTGCAAAAGGCTACGAGGCTTTTGTGTGCGAGGGAGCTGACGAGGCTTACGGCATGCTGCTGACCTATGTGTATGGTGACAAGCTACCTGACTGGCTTAGGCGCTATGTGGTGGTTCGTGGCAAGAGCTGAGGCATAAACAGCGGTATGATCTTTATGCTAAAATCTAAAGTAGAACGTCTGGCCGAAAGGGTTTGATTTATGACACAACTAAGACAAAAAGGTGTGCCTGGTAATAAACCGGGCTCGCCAAAGATGCCTGGATCAGGCCGTGCTGCAGGCACGCAAAACAAAATCACATTGACAGCAAGGCAAGCCATTGCCGAGTTTGTCGACGGCAATGCTCACCGTTTGACCGGTTGGCTTGATCAAGTTGCTAACGGCAGCCCTTTGCTTGATGCTGAAGGCAAACAGGTCTATGACAACGAAGGAAACAAGGTCTACCTTGCTAGGCCAAACCCTGAGAAGGCATTTAACCTGTTCCAATCCGTGGTCGAGTATCATGTGCCGAAGCTTGCACGCAGCGAGATCAGTGGGCCTAACGGCGGTGCGATCGAGACTTCGGTCGTGGACCTTAAAGGCTTGAGTGACAACGAACTGACTCAGATTCAAACCTTGCTGAGCAAAGCCACACCGACAGAATGAACGCTCCTTTGAATCACAAAGCTCTGAGTGAGCTGATTGCAAAGGAACAGCTGCGCAGGAAAGCTGAGAGCAACCTGTATGAATTTGTCAAGCAGTCATGGCATGTTGTTGAGCCAAGCATACCGTTCATAGAAAGCTGGCACATTGAAACAATCTGTGAACACCTTGAGGCCATTACTCTTGGCGACATACGGCGTTTGCTGATCAACATCCCACCTCGTCACTCCAAGTCAACCATTGTTTCAGTCATGTGGCCTGCCTGGGAATGGATTGTCAACCCTTCGCAGAAATTCTTGTGTGCTTCATACTCAGGCAACCTCAGCACACGTGACAACCTGAAGACCAGGCGCCTGCTGCAATCTATCTGGTATCAAGACAGATGGAAGCACATGTTTGAGTTGTCAGGTGACCAAAACGCCAAGCAGCGGTTCGAGAATGACAAGACTGGTTATAGGTTGGCAACATCTGTTGGTGGCACGGCGACAGGTGAAGGTGGATCTAGGTTGATACTTGACGATCCTCACGGGGCGCAAGCTGCTCAGTCTGAGGTCATGCGGACTTCTGACCTTGAGTGGTTTGACATGGTATGGTCAACACGGCTGAACAATCCAAAGACAGATGCCATGGTCACAGTCATGCAGCGACTGCACGAGCTTGACATCAGCGGCCACATACTTGAGGACATCAAGGGTTGGGAACACATCTGCATACCAGCCGAATGGGATGGCAAGTCACGCAAGACCGTGCTTGGCCCATATGACCCACGCAAAGTCAAGGGTGAACTAATCTGCCCTGAACGGTTTGGCAAGAAAGAGATTACGAACCTGAAGCAGCTGCTCGGGTCTTATGGCACAGCAGGCCAATTGCAGCAAGATCCTGTGCCTAGCCAAGGCGGTATCCTCAAGACAGACTGCTTTAACATGTGGCCCTCAACTTCAGGCCTGCCGCCATTCGAATACATTCTGCAGTCGTATGACTGTGCCTTTACCGAGAAGACTACAGGCGACCCTACAGCTTGTACGGTATGGGCTATGTTCACGCACAAAGGCGAACGCCATGCCATGTTGATCGATGCATGGGACGAACACCTCAGCTACCCTGACCTGCGTGCAAAGGCAATTAAGGATTGGACAACTGAGTACGGCGGCATGACAAAGGACTCACCATACTCACGTGCCAGAAGGCCAGACCGAATACTTGTCGAGGCCAAGGCCAGCGGCCAGTCCTTGCTACAAGACTTACGATTAGCTAAAGTGCCTGCTGTGGGATATAATCCTGGATTAGCGGATAAGGTATCGCGTGCGCATCAAGCTGCTCCGACTTTGGAGCTAGGTTTGTTGTGGATACCAGAGTCAGGAAAGAACCCTGGCCAACATGTCAGTTGGGCAGCACCTTTCATAAAACAACTGGGCAAGTTCCCAGTAGCGGAGCATGATGACTATGTTGACACGTTTACGCAAGCTATTATCTATCTCAAGAATGATAGATGGTTTGAACTCCCTCAAGCAAAAGATATTGACGAAGTTCGCATTTCTAACAAACCGAAAGTAAATCCATATGCAGCCTAAAAAACCTGTCTGGGAAAAAGCACGTCCTAAAAGCCTTGGCGAGAGCAAGCCTCTATCGTCCAAAGCCAAGTCGTCTGCTAAAGCAATGGCCAAAGCTGCAGGCAGACCTTATCCAAACATGGTCGACAATATACGAGCTGCGGCTAAGAAAAAATGAACAAGCCTGTTGACAAGGATAGTCTAAAGCTTAATCAACCTAAGCGCACTCCTGGCCACCCTACCAAGTCGCACATTGTGAAGACCAAGGTAGATGGCAAGGAGAAGATTATCCGTTTTGGTCAACAAGGCGCTAGTACAGCAGGCAAGCCTAAAGAAGGCGAGTCAGACCGTATGACTGCAAAGCGTGCATCATTTAAGGCACGGCACTCAGCTAACATAGCTAAAGGCCCAAGCAGTGCTGCGTACTGGGCTAACAAGGTCAAGTGGGCAGATGGCGGTTCAGTTAGAACAAATTATGCTGATGGTGATTCAGTACAAGCCACTCCACAACAACCAGTTCTTGGCTCAATTGCCAATTTCCTTAAGCAAAGCTATGCACCTCAGCGCACACAGCAAATGCAAGGAACGATGGAGTTCTTAGGGGTTCCTGCACTTGCACGAACAGTTGAGCGTTTAAGTTATGGTGAACCTATTACCAATGTTGGTAAGGCCAATGTTCCTATGCTGCCAGATGACACGGCAGAGTCTGCAATGCTTGTCGGGCCAATGGCCGGCCCCCTTAGCCGTGTTGCTAAGAAAACTGCCAAAGCAGGAGCTAAAGTAGTTGGCGAAGAACTTAATCGTGCCATCCTTGATAGCAGCGGGCCTCTTGCAAAGTTTGTGCCTGAAACAGCTAAGCCGATGTATGTGGTTAAGCCTAAAGGTGGCAATTGGCTTAGTGGCACGATTGAAAAATCGCTTGGTCCATTAAAGTCAGGCACCTTTGATGAAGCTGGGCTTAGAGGCTTAGCCGAGCGTCAGGGTGCTGATATAGCTGAAGAGGTTCGCATTGGACAAGAACCTGTAGTTGCTGTCAATAAATGGATTGACCAAAAGCTTGGCAATTATATTAAGAATGACATGGGTACTCCTGAAGACCCGCTACGTGCTTTGGCAGAGAAATGGTCTGTAGACAAACCAGCTAAGTTAGCTGAAGTGCAATCTAGGATTAATGAATTTACTAAAAAAATGGCACAAACAGCAAGAGAGCGTGGCGTGCCAGTTGAGAGCCTGACATCTATGCGGCAGGAGATGATTGGTCTAGAAAAAGAGAAAGCGCTATTGCAGGCTAAAGAAGCGCTTCATGCTGATATTCAACCCGCCACATCTGCTATCATAAACGAATTAAATCGTAAAAGAGCAGGTTTTCCAGAAGAAGGTATGGGCATATCCCCACAAGCCAAAGTATGGGAAAATAAATCCGACGAGTTTATCAATAGATATAAAGTATCTAACATGACTCCTAAAATAGACGACTCAAAGGTCTTAAAAGAAAATCCATGGCTGCTCAAAGTTCCTCCAGAAACACCGGTTTATGACTTGCTTAGAGGTTCAAATCGTGACCTTGGTTTTGACCATTTAGTTGACGAACTTAGTAATGCTATCAACCCTGAATCTGGTTTGCCTAAAAACTTGCTCATTGATCCTAAAGATTTAAACAAAATGACAATGGCTCAAGTTGTTGACAAAGTGTCTGACATCAATGCATGGCGTGCTACACAAAAAGCTGAAGCTAATCAAATGCTTGCCAACAATGCTGCTACGATTGTTCACAAAGAATACCAAACTGTTCCAGGAACAGATGTGCCTAATGATCTTGGTTTAAGATGGGTACAGTTCAAGCCTGAAAATGCCTCGCCTGATGTTTTGCCTAAAAGTTTAAAATTTATACAAGAAGGCGATACATACTCTATTATAAATTCTAAAGGTGAATATTTAATTGTAGGAAATGATACTAAAGCCGACGCAATAGTAGACCTTTTTGAAAATTATCCTAGATACCGTCCAAAAAATAAAGCACTTAAAGAAGCACTTAAGTATGAAGGCGACACTATGCAGCATTGTGTTGGCGGTTACTGTGAGGACATAGCTTCTGGTAGTACTCAGATTTTTTCATTGCGTGACTCAAGAGGTATGCCTCATGCAACAGTCGAAGTAGTTCCATCTAGATCAAATACGCTTAAGCAAATGATTGATGGCAACCCTACAGATTTTGATATTGAACAAATTAAAGGCAGAAAGAATGGACCGCCTGAAAAAGAGTATATGCCATTTGTTCAGGACTTTGTCAAGTCAGGCAATTGGAAAAAAGTTGGCGACTTAGACAATACAGGTCTAAAAACTTTAGATCAGGCATTTGGTCAAGAATATGAAATGAAAAAGTATTTCAACAAAATCAATCCTGACAAAAGGTATTTAACTCAGCAAGAAACTGATGATTTTATTAAAGAGTTTAATTCGTCATCAAATGGTTTTGCAGCAGGCGGCAGCGTGTCAGTCTATGACCCTGACAAAATAGATGAGATCATGAACAGCCTTGACAAGCCAGCTGGTTACGATAAAGGCGGTTCAGTAACAGGTCCTGACTTTGATTTTAAAGAAGACCCAGAAACATTGCGTCTTTACAAACATGCAATGAAGCAGTTCATGCCTAATCAAGAGGACACAATTTCTACTGTTAGCACAGGAGTACAAGGTCGTGTTGGAGGCGGCAACCTGAGTGCCGGTATTGACATGAACCGTATGACTAAAGGCCAGCAAGACCAACTGATGAAGAGCATTGCTGCTAGCTACAACGTTGACTTAGGCGATGTAAACTTAAACACCAGGTTAGAAGCTCCGATTGATGCAAAAGACATTTATGTTGGAATGATTAATGGCTCAATACCAATTGGAGAAGGCCGTGCAATGCTTGGCGTGCAAGGTATCAAGACGCCTTATGGCAGTGATGTGCTAGGCTACAACGCAGGATATTCTGGCAAAGTAGGGCCCGGCAGATTAAACGTCAATGTAAACAAGCCTAAACGGGGCAAACCTTCAGCTCAAGTGCAGTATCAAATTCCTTTTGCAGAAGGCGGTTCAGTTGTAAAGAATGCAGCAACAGACTTCTTAAAGTTCCTTGATGATCAAGGTCTTAGCATGTCAGACGTAGTTGCTGCATTTGGCAAGCGAGGCATTCCTTTGTCAGCTGCGTTCTACAGCGGTGACCTCAATACAAATGAAGACCTTGAGTTGCGCAAACGCCGTAAACAAAAGCCTACTATTGACGAACCTAAGTTTGCTAAAGGCGGCAGCGTCACAGCGTACGATCCTGACCAAGTAGATGCAATCGCTAACCAGTACATGTGAGGTAAAGAATGGCAACCAAAAGATTACAAGACGATTTGCCTGAAGGCGAGAGC